AGGGAATCCAACCAGGGTTCCAAACAATAGACGTACAGAATTTGTTCCCTGCGACTGATTGTGGCCCTGATGTTCGGCAGGGCTCCTATTGTTTTGAGCGTGCTGTTATATCCAGGCGGAAGTTACTGCAAAAACGGGTGCCGAAAGCCGTTCTGGACGGTTGGCTCATTAAAAATGTAGAAAAGGTATTGCGAGAGGGGCCAAAGGGGATTGAAGGTGTAATGTCGGTAACAACGAGTTCTCAGGAATTTGAACTTTGGTACTACTACGGGTTAGTCCCTAAGGCCACCTTTGATTTGGTTGGAATATCAGTGGAAGATAATCTAGAATCAGTCTGGGCTAATGTAGTTTTAATAAATGATGAGATTGTTAAAATTGGTCCGGCTCCTTTGGAAGATGAGATCCCATACCATTTACTGAAGTGGCGAAAACGTTGGATTGGGGGTAAAGAACACTGGGCAGGTCGTGGAATTGCGGAGGAAGGTGAGTATATTCAGCGAAGTGCAACAGCACATTTACGAAATCTAAATGATAACTCTGCACTTGCAGCAGTACCTCAACGAATTCATTGGAAGGGGATTGTTACTCCAATGAATAAAATCTATGAGTGGGCACCCGGAAAAGACTGGGTTGTTGAGAATAAGGAATTCTCGCTTGATAATATTAAGGCAGTGGCGAATGCTTTTCAATTCATTGATATTCCAGCACATTTACCAGAGCTTCGTAATAATATTGAGATGGATCTTCGACTGTTTCAGAAGGTGACTGGAATTGATGATATGGTAATGGGACATGCACAAGTGTCATCGGTAGGCGGAGGGCAAATGCAACTTAATGCTGCTGCACATCTTCCTCGACGAGTAAAGGCATACTATGATGCAAGTATTCTACGGCCAGTGGTTTCACTTGCATTAGCTTGGATTCGTCGGTATAAGAAAGAGGAACTTCCGTTGGGTGATGTTACAGTCACTATTGAGGGGAGTGCAACAGAGATTAAGCGCGATGTGCAGGCGGCCTCACTTGTTCAATCAATCAATTTGTCAACAAATCCAGTATTTGGGCATGATCCTGCCCTTTTGATGGATAAGTATCTGGAGGGGAACGAATTTGACCCAGAAACTACGAAGTTGACGCCAGAGCGCCAGCAAGAGCTAGCATCCCTACTCCAGCCCGGTCCTGATGAAAAGGCCCAGGCGGCCGTGAAGAGTGCAGAACTTCGAGCGGGTGCATTGACGGAACAGGGGCGAATGAAAGCCGAGGGGCATCAGCTTGATACAATTTTGTCGGCTGAAGATGCCGCTAGAGGCCGAAAGCATGATAAGGAAATGTTGAGTATGAAGATGAAAATGGAGTTGGTTCAGTATGCACAAAAACGGGGAATTGATCTCCAAATAGCAGAGCAGGAATTGGAAGCCATAAAAATTCCTGAAATGGCTGTTAGTGCCAATTTAGATGCAAAAGGTAATACTAATGAAGATACTTGAAGACCACGAGCGGCAGCAATCGGGTGTGCGAACCATCTTGGCTGAATTGCAAAAGAGCCAGGAGGCTGTGAAAATGGAATGTATTCAATCTAAGGTGGAAGATTTAATGCAGGAAGCACTCAGGACGCAATGGTATCGAGGACAATTTGCCATTCTTTCCCATTTTATTGACAAAATAGAGAATTCGGAGTATGCTAATAGAAGCGAGGAAGGAATCGGCGAGGCGGCATTGCCCCCAAGCCAGCAATAACCAGCACTCTGCGGACCAGTTCCCTTCCAATTGGCCCCCAGAAGAGAGCGAACTACGAAATGACTGACGAAACGACAGCGCCTGTAGAACCCAATGAGGCCCCGACATCAGAAACACCTGCGTCTGGACCTCAACTCAATATTGCAGAGAATGGTCTATATGCTGGAATGGATACTCCAGATCTGGATCTTCTTGATGGCACTGAGGAGCCTGAAGCTCCTGGAGCACCTGCTGAGAAAGAGCTTGAGCCAGAACCACCGCCGGATCCAGTTCCTACACATTTCATTGGGGAATTGGATGAAACTGAGGTTTTGGCAGCTATCAAATTGGCTCAACAAGTTCCTGATATCCGGGCCAATGTGGAACGGTCTGTTATGGGAAGGCTTGGTCCGATTGCAAAAGAGCTGAAGGATTTGCGAGCCTCTGGATTACGCGAATTTTCATTTGATCCAGAAACAAGCCCGGGGCTAAAAGAACTTATTGCGTTGGATTCTGGTATTGGAACTGCAATGCAAAAGGTATTGGCTGAGTTAAAGGTTAACTCTTTGGATGTTAAGGCTGCTGTGCAGCCTTTGCTGAATGAGAGTTTACCTCGTGCTCAGGCTGAAATGCACGATAGATTTCAAGATGATCTGCTACTCCAATTTGTTCCTGATGCATTTGATGTTGGCCCAACGCCGGAATTTGCCACTTTTATGCGGACCCAACCCCTAGATGTACAAGATGTGTTGCAAGGATGGGGACAGGAAGGGGCACAAGTGGGGCAAAAAAATGCTAGGACTGCAATTGGTGCGTTTCTGGCCTTTAAAGCAGAGCAAAAAGCAGTAGCTGATGCAAAAACTGTATCAGATCAGAAAAAGAAAGTGCAGACTAAAAACTTGCAGCGATCAGTTGAAGATGGGCAGTCCGGGAATGGTGGTGCTGGCACCACTTCTGGATTGAGCGAGCAAGAAGCACTGGATACTCGCATGAAAGACCAGGGCCTCCCCTTTTATCTGAATCCATAGGGTGCTTGGCCTTCTTAAACGATTCCTTCTGATGGAGATATAAGATGACAATTTATTATGGTACGGTTACCCAGCGAATCGGTATGTGGAAAGCCGATATCCTTTTGCAGGCATCCTACGTTCAAACCTTGCCGGTAACTGGGCCGCAGATGAAAAAATTGCCCAAAAATGAGAGCAAAAGCTTGACGTTTCGTCGGTGGCTCCCATTCGGTGATGTTGATAACGAGTTTATACAAGCAGCCACGTCTGATGCGGCAACGGCGTTTGCAACGGCACATTTGATTGCAGAGGGGCAAACGCCTAGTCCAGATCAGATTTCACCAGTTGATACTGCGGCTACCCTGCGTTCGTATGGAATGCTATATTCATTCACCGATGAAACATTTGAATTTCATGAGGATGATATTCCAGATGAAATTATAAATCAATTAGGCAAACGGCGAGGCTCGCTGGAAGAGCAGATCAATTTTGCAGCTTTGCAAAGTGCTACGTCTGTTCTGTATGCGGGGGGAGGTTCAACCCGAGTCAGTGTGAATGGTACTATCAAATTGCCCGGCCTTCGATTAGTAACGAGGCGTCTTTCGGATCGTAGTGCCAATATGATGACCAAGAGCACGAAGCCGGGGCCTGGAGAAGGAAGCGCACCAGTCGAATCGGGTTGGGTGGTTATTACCAATACTGACAACATCAGTACATTTCGTGATATGGACGGGTGGGTAAAAAAGGAGCATTATGCGGGTGCAACGCCACTTCATCCATTTGAGCGGGGTAGTGTGGAGGAGTATCGTATTATTGCAACACCCCATCTGAAACCCATTGTAGGTGCAGGTGCCTCTGGAACGAGTGGCTTGAAAACCACTGGTGGTTCTGTGGATGTTTATCAGACAATGGTCTTTGGTGAAAAAGCTTGGGGCTGTGTGAATCCGACTCAAGCAAATACTATGAAACCCATTTTGATCCCGACGGGAAAGGTTGATAAATCGGACCCATTGGGACAGATTGGACTGTATGGCATGAAATTTTGGACCGTTGCTTTAATCCTCAACAATGGTTGGCTTTACAAGTATGAGCACGGTGCTGATGCTTTGACTGGTTCGTACTAAGAGGGAGATGCAATAATGCGGAATGAAATTGATATTGGGTCCGCGCTAGGCGGAATGACCCCAGGCCGTGATTTGCGGCATCTTCGACGCCTGATGGAAGCCGCCTTAGTTCCAATGCAAACGCAGCTTCTTACAACGACTGCTCTGGGGATCAAGGTTGCTGGATCGGCACTGGCTGCATCTTCAGCGACTGTTACGTATCAAGTAGGGGGGCAATTAGCGACAAAAGCATCCTCTGATATGGCGGCGCTTTCGGGAACTGTGACTAACGCAGCCTTTAACGTGTATGTTTTCTCAATCACGTTGGGTGGAACTCTGGTGACTAGGATGGGACTGGAAGGTGCCACACTGGTGACGGTGAAGTTTCCTTCCATTCCCGAGGAGGAAGCTGTTCTGGGCTTCGTTATCATTAATCCGACCGGAACCGGAAACTTCGTAGGTGGAACGACTGAACTGGATGATGCGACTGTCGTTCCAACTGCCTCCTTCGTTAACACTCCATTCCCCTTCAACCCCTATTTGAGGTAAGCAATTATGGCACTTCCTTCTGGAATGACTTTGACCAAAATCAGTGAAAACATCGGTCCGACTGGCATCCGTGTGATGTTCTCTGGTACTGGTACCTACACTAGCGCTGACTTCCCTGTTAGCGTAGCTGAGGGCCTGGGTTTTACTCCAGCCTACGTGAGGTTCACCAACTTGACTGACCGGGTTACGATGGAGCAGTTTGTTGACACTCTATTGGATGGCGGCTCTAATGCTAAGGGGCTGAAGCAGGTGGCCGCTGGTACTGGGACGTATGAGGCTACAGGGCTGACCGTTACTGCGAAGACCGTTACACTGGATGTTGACGTCTGTCTGCTGACGGACAATGACGACTTCATCCTGGTTTGTGGTCGATAACGGCGGCATTTATAGGGGGCAATGATGATGAATGTTGTTGCCCCCCAATAATGAATTGAGGAAATACGAATGAGAGCAAATGAGGGTAGACTTGATACCGATAACACCCAGGTTGGTGTTGAGACGAAAATTAGGCAGGGATCACAGATCTCTGATCCCATTATCGAGCAACCGGCACACTCGGTAATACAAACTGAGGTTCCACCCATGGACCAAATGGAATTGGAGCAATTCATGAATGAGGAATTACGTGTATTGATTCATGAACCCCAGTTAGACGGAGAACCCCCAGTTGTAGAACTGGAGGTTGGTGGAATCCCTTGTTATGCAATGCGGGGAATTCCACAGATGTTGAGGCGTAAATATGTGGAGGTTCTGGCGCGGGCTCGCAGTGCTCGTGTTCGACACTGGTATAAACAGCAAGGAGACGAATCAAAGAATTTTCAAACGTTTTCCAGTCGAGCATTAACTTATCCATTTATTGTAGAAAAAGACCCAAGTGGCGGAAAGGGTGGGGCTTGGTTAGCAAGTATGCTGGCTGCTGCGGCATAGAGGACGAAAGGTAATGGCAATTCCAATTATTGCGGCAACAACGGCGGCTGCTTCCCGTGTTATAGCTGTTGTGGGAGTGCAGGGATTGCTGATGGCAACAGGGCTTGGTGCAGCAGAAACAATTACAATTGAATTTACTCCTGATGATGGAGCGACCTGGGAGGCATTGGGGATCGGGGGAACTGTACAGACCTTAACTGATGATGGAAATGTTAAAACCATCACAGGTCCTATAACCCTTGGAATTTCTAAAGGTTCGACTACGGCAGCTGTAGGTGTTTGGTTAGCAACTCGAGATAGGCCCTGATGCCGGTTATTCTGAGACGACTTGAAGAACCATCTACTTGGTCTGCCTTTGGTGGAATTGCTCTTATGTTGGGTATTGCCTCTGAAGATTGGATACAATACCCTTCTCTGGGCACTGTACTAGCGAGTTTTGCTCTTGGTATTATATTGCAAGAAAGCGGAGAAGCTTAGTGAATATGATTATATTAGTTCCTGTTATAATTGTTGCTCTCTGGGGCCACGTTCTGAGGAAGAGATGCAGAAGGCATACAACGTTGCATAACTTCTAGTGGTTTAATGTTGACAATAATAGTGAAGAGGCAATAATGGTTGATATAACTGATGCGAATGCGATCAAATTCATCAATGAGCAGATTCGGCCCATTGCTGAAGCTATGCGAAACCTGAATGTCGAAATTGACGCCATGACAGTCGATTGGTTCAGCGGTACCAATACTGTGGTTGGTAGTTCTGCTTCCGATGATATTGCCGATGGGCGAGCAGATGAGGGAATAAGCCGCCTTACTGCATCCGATGTCTCATTACTGGTGACGCAAGCAATAACGTTTCAGACTCAGATGAATGGAGGTGGAGTTGATGGCATCATAGCGAAGCCATGTGTGAGGCCGGTGAAAGTTAGTTAACTTTCGGGCATAATTACCATGGCTATAACAGAACGATACTGTGATTGCGATCTCGCTACCGGGCTGAATGACGGCACAAGTGAGGCGAATGCCTGGCAAACATTGGCTGCTGCTTCAAATACAACCACTGGGATTCAGCCGGGAGAAAGATGTAATATAAAACGTACATCGTCACCCCATGACCCTGGGGCACATGTCACGTTCAGTAAGGCCGCGACTGTTACAGCCCCGGTCCATCTACGCGGATATACGTCCACTATCGGGGATGGTGGACTTTTTCAGTGTCATTTCTCCAGCGCCACATATAAGTTTGCTATCTCGGGCCATCAAATAATAGCCGAAGGATTGGATATTAAGGGATCACGTGCAGCGGTATTATTGGATATAACGGGGAAGAATGCCACTGTATATAGATCAATAATAACAACAGATAGCTCTACAGGGCAAGCGGTGAATATGCTATATGCCAACATTTTAAATAGCCATATAGTTGGAGAGGGAAGCTCTTCAACGCATACAGTACGATCAGCAGGTGGCTGTGTTAGCAATTGCCTTATAGAAAGTAATGGAGCGGATAAGGCAATTGAGATGAAATCCGCATATGCATGCATAATCTCAAATAATGTTATTATAGGGGCGGGGACTGATATTGGTATCGAGATGAATGGTACGACTACTCTGATAAATGCAGCTACTGGCAATAGGATATATAACTTTAACGATGGTATTAAGATCGTGCAGATGCCTGGAGTGAGTGGCTACCCGTATATTATTCAAGCTAACAGTATTTATGATGTAGCCACAGGGATAAATAATGCAGATACAGAACAAACAACCATGAGGTTGATTGGGAATGGTATAGGCGGAGCGACAACAGCACGATATAGTGGTTTTGGTGATGCGCCGATTCTACAGGATATTGTTTTAACGGCTGATCCTTATGTTGATGCAGCAAATGACGATTTAACACTAAATAATACTGCAGGAGGTGGAGCACTTCTCCGAGCCGCTGGCTTTCCAATTAACATGCCATATGATTGGGCTAATATGACAGAAAAAGAAACTTATGAGGGTGCTGGCGGTGGTGGCGTACTTGTTCCACAAGGGCTTCATCCGATCGGTGCGGGGATTATCGCATGAGAGTTCCTTCAGGTGTAACAGACCAATATATCTATCTTGTTGCAGTAGACGCAACGGATCTCAAGACGCGTGAAACAGGTCTTACCGGATTTACAGTGTATCGGTCACGGGATGGCGCTGCTGCCGCTGCGATGACTACGCCGACAGTAAATGAAACGGATGCCACCAACATGCCGGGCGTCTATGAGTTGTTGCTGGATGAGGATACAACTATTGCCGCTGGAAACGATAGTGAAGAATTTGTTCTGCATATAACTCAAGCGAGTATGGCTCCAGTTACTCGGGTGATCGAACTCTATCGTCCGAAGATTACACAGGGATATACGCTTGGCGTGGAAAGCGATGGTGATTTGACTAAAGTAAATGCGCTGGATGGGCATACTGCACAAACAGGAGACAATTATGTAAGGATTGGAGCAAATGGCGCTGGTCTATCTGCGTTGCCGTGGAATTCGTCCTGGGATTCCGAAGTACAAAGTGAGTGTACAGATGCGCTGAATGTCTATGACGGCCCAACCAACTCCGAATTGGTTGCGGCTTTTACTGAGATAAAGGGTGCAACATGGGCAAGTGCCACAGATACATTGGAAGAAATTCGAGCCCGAGGAGATACCGCATGGAGGACTGCAACGAGTGTAACGGTTAGCGATAAGACGGGATTTTCACTTGTGGCGGACCAATCCGGCGTAACAGTCGGAACGATTAATTTAATAGCTGGGACGATTGGAACGCTTGATGCACTTGATACGGCACAAGATTCGCAACACACTACCACACAGGCCAATCAAACTACAATATTAAATCGTATTGGGGCTTTTACTGGGTCTGGAGTTAACACTGTTCTTGGCTTCTTAAAAGCGTCTCTGTCAAAAGTAGCAACGAATCCTAGTGATTTGGGTGGTACTTATGATGCTGCTACGGATGCGAACGAAGCCATTCGTGATGAAGGAGATACCAGTTGGGGTTCGAGCGGCACAAATCCTAACGTGTTGCTTACGGCTGAGATTGCAGTTGTTACAGATCAAACACACTTCACATTAGCCACTGGGAGCACAGAAGACGATGCGTACAAAGATCAGTCAGTTGTGCTCTACGATGATACCAACTCCGATTATCCAAGTATTCGCAAAGCAACGGCATATACGGGAGCGACGAAAACGCTCACTATCGACAGTGCTCCAGACTTCACTCTCGGGGCAGATGATTCTATTCGTATATTCGTAACAGCTCCGGGTGCTACTGCACCTACCACATCAGAAAATGCTGCTGCGGTTTGGGGGCTGGCTCGATCTGGAAATTCCAGCGCGGGTTCGTTTGGAGAGGGTGTAGCTAGCGTGCAGGGTAATGTTACGGGCTCTGTAGGTTCTGTAACGGGGGCAGCTGGCTCTGTTACTGGCAATGTGGGGGGTAATGTAACTGGTTCGGTTGGAAGTGTAGTAGGTGCTGTTGGTTCTGTAACAGGGGCTGTTGGGAGTGTGACGGGTGCTGTTGGCTCTGTAACGGGTTCAGTTGGTTCAATTGCTGGTGTGTCCTTTCCAACGAATTTTTCAGACCTTTCAATTACTCTAACTACTGGGCGAGTTGATGTAGCTGCTATTGCAGGAATAGCCCAGACTGCAAATGATAATGGATTAGATATTAATACATTAATTACCCAGATTGGTACTGCGGGAAATGGTCTTACTGCGGTTCCATGGAATGCTGCATGGGATTCAGAAGTACAGAGTGAGTGTAATGATGCTTTAACGACAATTCACTTGGATCATTTGTTTGCGGTAGACTACGATCCCGCAGCTAAACCTGGTGTTGCTACAGCACTATTAAATGAACTGATAGAAAACGATGGAGGAATATCTCGCTATACCGCAAATGCCTTGGAGCAGGCACCCTCTGAGGCAGCAGCATTAGCAACAATTGATACCGTAGTGGATGCAATTAAAGTTGTTACTGACAATTTACCTGATTCCGGGGCTCTTACTAGTTTGGCAACTGCGGCATCCATTACTACATTGAATAATGTATCGACGTTAGATATTAATAGTGAAATAGTTGATGCTTTGACTGTAGACACTGTAACACAACCGGGGCAGGGAAGCCCATCTGCCAATCAAACACTAGCTCTGATGGTTGCTTATCTATACAAAGAATGGAGAAACAAAAAGGATTATAATGGCACTACGAGACAGCTTTATAATGATGGCAGTACTACCGTGGATCAAAAACGAACTACCACTGAATCAGGTGGTACTGTGGTGAGTACTGAAGTTACCACCGGGCCATAATAATGGCTGTCGACACTGCAGAAAAATTACTATCTCTGCTTGACCATGATCTTTGGTTATGCCAATTACCAATTCCAAATGGCGGGTTGGATCAGGGTGATAAACAGCATGTGCTTGGCTTCTATTCGGGGTTATTAGCCAGTGAGGCTATTGAACTTGCAAGTGGCTTGCATGTTGTATTTATGTCACAACAGCGTTGTGTGCTGTTATCAGGATAATTACTCTCAGTGAACAAAGAAATTACTGCTGGTAGTGCAAGTACACGAGTATACTTTAGTCTTTACGATTTTGATGAAGCACTGATAGATAGCAGTGCAATTACCACTCTTTCGTATAAGATAACGAATATAACTGAAGATGTTACTGTTAGGGCTGAAACTGGAATAATCCCTGTGGTAGCTTCGGGTTATATTTTACTGGAAGCAACCGATACGACTTTGCAAGGGACAGGTAATAGGGAAACATGTCGATTATGCCTTTTGGTAGATAGTCTCCTCTGGGAAGGTAACACATACTATTTCGATATTGTACAGAGGGGGTGTGTATGAATTTGTTGGAATTGGCTAACGCCTTGCTGCAAGAGGGTGAGAGTTATAGTCAAAGTGATTTTATTCATGCCATTCCTCTTCCCCTCAATGCGCCGAAAGCGCATCAGCGTGCAATTGCTTGGATACGGGAAGCATATGAAAAAATTCAACAAAAAAATCAGAATTGGGACTTCCATTGGAATACAGGGGTTTTAATTACGACAGAAACAGATACATCAGACTATACTAAAAGTGCAGTGCGAGTAGTCTTGAATAACTCAACTCTTTGCCGAAAGCAGGGGGAAACCGCAGTCTGGCCTATTATTCTTCTTGAGTATCAGGTGTGGTTGTCCATGTTTAAAACGACTTGGCCTCAGCTGGCTACTGGAAATCCTCAGTGGCTTTGTCAGTTGCCTAATGGAGATTGGCGATTAACGCCATCCCCAGAAAACACCCAAGTATTTGAAGTATTGGGAGATTGGTTTCAGTCTAACCATCAACTGCTGCGAGGAGAGGATGAACCCCTTTGGCATAAAGACTGGCATAGGCTGATAGTGTGGGAAGCGGCCAAATCTTATTTGGAAGAATACGATGTACCAGCATTGGCTGTACGAATTCAGGATAACCTCCCTCCATTAGAGCGGTCATTTTATAATCGGTATTTGCCGGACTTTTGGTGTGCGTAATGGATCGGTGGCGGGGGCCAATTTTTGGTAAACAGGGAAAGGGGGCATCAGGACAGGATCTAAATACTGTTATCCGTTTGGAACTTGGTAAATTAGTCAATTTTATGAGGCTGGGCAATGTCAAAGTACATGTTTGGAAAAAGGAATTGTTTGATGGTACAATTATTCAAGTGGCTGGAAATCTAAATGGCCGAGTTCCAATCCTTAGTGCAGACGTAGAAGTAGGTCAATTGCCATTAGAGGGAAATACTTACTACATGGATTCCGGCTTTGTCCAATTATTATCTCCAGATGGTATCATTTGGCAAAATAGTGCAACACGAAGTCTCTATGGAACTTATACGACGAATGATTATTTTTCACGATTAAGACCTGAAATTGGTGTGGATAATGGAACAACTCCGCCAAGTTTTGAGGGTGCTAGTAAACAAACAGTGGTTGAAAGTCAGAAACCTGGAAATTATACAGGAAAATTAAAATGGCTGATTGCTGGACAATATGGATTGAAGGTTAGAGACTCCAGTTTTACTCAACGTAGTGTGTTTGAACGTGGGTTTCCAGCAAATGCTCGACTGAATGGGGAGGGAATTTACACGGATTCGGATGGATCTTATTGGTATATGGATATAGATGATGGTGGATTTTCTGGTACTGCAACCCAGCTTTCTACTGAATTACAATCGTTGGTAACGGATGCACGTGCTAATGGGGTGTCTGGAGATACTTTAATCCAGCTTGAAACCCATGCATTAGCAATTGCAATAAAAACCAATATTACAATACCAATGGTTTTTAGCGGTTTTTCTCCTGTAGGTTTGCCTCTTGGTTATGGATGGCATTTTAATGAAACTGGGTCAGAAGCTGTCATTGTTACTCACCAGTCGCAGGGAGGTGATGATAACCTCTATTTGGGACAGAAATATATTGCAGCAATAGTAAAGACCGGAGACCAATTATCATTTACAATTAGCAAAGCTTCCTCTGTTCTTTGGAAGCCGTCCCCACACGCAGTATTCTGGCAATCAGTGGAAACTTCTGAAGAAAGAACACATTGCCCCCTGCTTGGAGACGGTGGGGTAGAAGAAGTAGCAGATGTGATTATATATGCTTATTATGATGCAGATGATATTATAGTAGATGTTTTATACTCCACTTCGACTGATACTGGTGCAAAAGATCTCGATATGTGTGGAGCTTGGGGGCATAACACTCCAGTAGAGGGTTATAGTGCGGGAGCTAGAAATTGGGCTTCATGGAGCGGAAATCGAGAAATCAATTCAATTAAAATAAATGGTGAAGAAATAGAATCAAAAGATGGTCTTCGCAGTTATCTGAAAGTTAGTAGTATTGGCACTTCGACAACAACATGGACTCTTAATGCTCGTAATACTGTCTGTTGCTGGGGGGGCGCTGATCTTATTTATTATACTGGTCCCTGTTCCACAAGCACCGATGTTTGGCCGGGTTTGTCAGTGGCTCCATGTTATCTGAAAGGTCCCTGCCCCACAGGAGGCAATCTATTTGAGCGCTGTCAAGTAAGTTATGATCGTATAGATACGACTATGTATTTGACAGCGCAATGGGTAAAAACAAATGGGTTTGAAGGTACGGCTTCATCTATCGCTGTCATTATTCCATTTGATTGTGCTAATGGTGTTATAGTAATAAAAGGTGATACGTCTGTTGTTAATCGTTATCAATATGATGGTACTGGACCATCTGGTGGGGTAGTTAGGAGTAGGCGACTTACTCAATGGGATGCTCTTTGTCATAACATGATTGGAGTCCCCTGTGTTGAATGCGCCAGTACAAGATACCAAGACTCTGGTACTCGCATTGTTGGCCTTGTTACGATAGATAATATAACGAATACTACATGGCTGCAAGGATATGAGGCTAATTCTGAGCGCACATTTTTTCATATGCATGGGCACTTTAAAGAAACTGTTCATGTAGACAGTGCGACCGATGCTTTTATTGGAACAGATTGGGATAGTTGGCTGGCAAAATGGGTGTCTCCTGAGGAATGCGGTGGGTCTGGGGCTGTAATTTGGCAGGGAATTGGGACGCCCGCAAAGTGTAGTGCCAATCTTGCACTTGCATACGATATTGATGGTGATTTTCCTGAAAGCGCTGAGGTTGTCATCGGCTGGGCTTAATGTACCAACTTGAGGATGGGATAGATGTCATCTAAATACACAACTCTGGGGCTTCTACTTAGTGCAGCTACAACTGAGCTTAATGCATTAGCGGATGATACGGCTGCTGCTGGGTCCATTTATGATAATTCTACTGGTATCCCTCTCGGTAGGGTTGAAGTTTCCTTAGCAGCACAAGCAACAGCAAGAGACGCTACAGCTCAAGTGTCTTTGTTAATTATTCCAGAGGGAACATCAACTCTGTACGGAGATATTTCAACTCTTCGTACAGCACAAAGTAATATTGCTGAAACTGTAACTGGGAAGGCCGCTACGTGGCTATTGGATGCAGCTGTTACTGCGAGAGTGTTAGGAATCGATGGAATTCGAGTTCCACACGGTAACTTCAAATGGGGATTGCTGAATGAGAGTGGCCAAGCATTAGCTGCTACAGGCAGTACAATTAAAGCAATTCTCTATGGAATCGAAGATGCCTAGATGTTAGTACTTACTGACAATTTACTGGGCATCGGGATCCCCGATGCAGTACTCACTAATGCTAAGAGAGATTTGGTGGATGGTCTTAGTATATCCGATTCTCTACCATTTCCAGCTATCAGCCTTGAGGCGGTTGATGGGTTTACTATTTCGGACTCCCTAGCTTTCCCTATCCGGGTTATTGCCTGGGCGGAGCAACTTGAATTAACTGATGAAGTGTCTCAAGTATTTCTGGGCAGTGCGGAATTCCTAGAGGAGTTAGAGCTATCTGAAAGTTTGGGGTTTGGAAGTCTTCTAGAATTTATTGAAACGCTGACATTGAGTGATACAAGTTTTGACAGTATCATAACTGCTGTTATCTTTAGTGATATTATACAATTGTCAGGGACTCTTACTGAATTACCAAACTTTGCTCCTACATTTGTATCCGCATTAACTTTATCGGATATTGTTAATTCTAGTAGGGATTTGACACTAGTTGATGGTATTGTGGTAAGTGACGTTTTTACTGATATTCTACGGACAATAACAGAAACAGTTGAGAGTTTAATATTATCAGATACTCTCTCAAATGTTCTTGCAATTTTCACATCATTTTCCGATGGAGTGGAGTTAAGTGAAGCAGTTACAGTACAGGCTGCATTCAATATCCTATTGAATGACTCTTTACTATGTGGAATGGAAATCACGCTGAATGGTGAGGAGTATGTAGCTTGGGTATTGAATCCACAGAACAAGGCATTTACTAAATACACTAATTGGCCATTCAATTCTTTTGTTTCATTGGCTCAAAATACTTATGGATTATCAGATGAGGGAGTTTCCATACTGGAGGGAAATAATGATGCGGGGCAGAATATCCCTTTCCAGTTATCTTCAGGCTTAATGGATTTTGGTAGCCCAGAACAAAGTAACCTTCGCCATGCTTATATGGGAGTTGTTTCCGGTGGTGATTTAGTTTTGAAGGTTATTTCAACTGCTGTAGGACAACGGACTGAGGACTACTATAGGCTTCGAGGGATGGAGGGCTCTTCAATATTTGAAACGGTTCAATCATTTTCCAATGCTGTACAGGCTCGATTTTGGCGTTTTGAAGTAGAGAATTTGCGGGGAGCTGATTTGCAATTAGATGGAATTCATTGGCGTGTTGTTAAGCTGAGGCGTAAGGTTGGAGGTAAGGGGAAAGGATAATGGCCAGGGCTCGAAATGAATTTGTATTGGCAGTTAATCGCTTCCTTGGTGTTAATATGAGAGCTAAGGAGTCAGATTTAATTCAACCTACTATTGGACAAGAGCAACCGGGTGCATTAGAGCAACGAGTAGCAAATAATGTAGATATTACCGATACGACTGGGCAAGGTAAGAATACAGTACAACGGAGGGTTGGATATCAATTAGCTGTTGCGTTGGTTGGAGCACATTCAGGTGTGCGGGCGGTTGATGGGGAGCGTATTCTCTGTGGGTCTGCTTCTGGAATTGCCTTAGTGCAACCGAAAAATGGTACATACGAAATCCTATTCACACCAAATGCGCCAATGTCTCCCATCTCATGGACTAGATTTACTAATCGAGTATATTGGACAAATGGGGAAGAACATGGTGTAATTATAGAAGAGCAGGCAAAAACTTGGGGTGTTCCTAGGGCAGGTCGTGTGACAACGACGGCTGCAGTGACTGGTAACCTTCTAGCTGGAGACTACCAAGTTTTGTGTACTTTTCTTCGAGATGGCGAAGAGGGTGGTACTGGAATTGGTGTTAGTTGTACTGTAGAAGCAGGCGGAGGTATTATTGTAGATCTTCCACAAGCAACTGATGCTGATATTATTCGTGTTTATATGACGGAACAAAATGGGGATGTATTTTTTCGACATTCTGATTTACCAATGGGAACAGCCCAATTCTTACTGACAAAAAAGTCGCCATTGGGTAAAGAGTTACAAACTCAATGGACAGCACCACCTCCAATAGGAACTCTGCTTTGTAAACATAATAGTCGGATCCTAATTGCTAAAGGCAATCTTCTATACTACACAATGCCCCAACTTCCAGGACTTTATCAACCATCAATTGATATCTTACCGCCACTGGCTGGCCAAATTCGGATGGTGCAATCGGTAGAGGATGGTATCTGGGTAGATGATGGTCGCCTATTGTTTATTCCATTTCAGAAGGCTGAAGATCCTGAATTACATAATATGCTAGATTTCGATTACTCAACTATTCCAGGAACAGCTCAAAGTTGTCCTCCATTTTGGTTTGGTCTCCAGGGGATTAAACAAAATGTTATTTTCTTCTGGACTCGACGCGGATTTCCTATGGTGGCGGGCCCAGGGGGGATGCTGGTACCAATTGGTGAGGATAAAATGGCAATTTCGGATTATTCCGATGGGGCCTCATTGTTGCGAGAGCAGGGGGGTTTTCGACAAATTCTGACCTCTTTTGGTACAAATGCGCCAAAATCGAAATTTGGTGCTTCCGATTCATTGGAAGTTACTGTTCACATGCGGGGAGAGATTGAATGAATACATTACATAAGTTGGTAAAGCACAGAAGAGAGGTTTTAGCTTCTGTCAAGAAGTTAGGTGTGCGTCAAGACGGAGAGTTTCTTGTTGTAAATGGGTTAGATTTGGGTCTGGCTGGGCGCCTTTCCGTTTCCTGTTGGGTAGATCGTAGAATTGCAAAAGCGCTTGGAGAGAAGGATTCTGAGCAGCATCAAGTAGCTATCTCACTGGTAGAGAGGGAGATACGAGGTGGAAAATTACCCCATCTTGTGCCTATTACGGAAATTTCTCAACCAAATACCTGGTTTAACGAAGGCATTACAGAAATGCTGGACGTAAATTTCCGGTATCAAACTCAGCATCAAAATGGATACTTTCTAATTGGTATTAATGACGTGACGCCCGTTGTTGGATGGACTTCTGGTTCGGGTGGTACCAATATCCGTACTACATTTGGTGAGTTTACTGCTTATACGGCTTCGGGCAGCGCCGTAAATCGGCAAGTATGGACCCCGGATGCTGCAGCAAGTCAAGCAATTAAGAACGATACAACGGGGGCTACTATTGTTTGTACGGGAACTGGCACAATTCGGGGCGCTTGCCTCATGACGGCTCAAGCAAAGGATGGTACCAGTGATTCAACTGGATATGCGTGGGCAGGATCTCGTACAACTACAGATTTACCTGCGGCAAGTACTTATGAATTCACATTCAAACACCAACTAACTGGTTCTGCCAGTTAAATTGGGGGTCCTAAAATGCCTTGTACTAGCCTCGGTTCTGGTGGTGCGTCTCAAACTGTTGATACTGTTTTTGCCGCTCAGAGACAGTATGCACATGATAATTTCACGGCTTTGCAGACGGATATTTCTGCCTATCTTAGTGCTATACAAGCCCTGGGAAACTTGAACCTTAATACTAATATTACGTGGAATGCTCCCACGGGTGTTGGTTATGGTTTTCAGCATGCGACTCCAGTATCTCCGTTTACAGATACTGTTACTGTCCCGGCTACTCCACAAGCACGTATAGTAGGAACGCCTCAAGTTCCCACATTAGATACTGTTGGGAGCGCACCCACGAAGCCAAGTTTGCCTGTTTTGAACTCCCCTTCACCTTGGGTGGGCGAGGTTCCTTCAGATGTTCCTGTTATCCCTGATGCTGATGATATAGCCAGGCCGCTTTATACAATTCCGAAGGCTCCTACATTATCAAACATACCATCTGTTGCACTTCCATTATTATCCTTGCCTGAATTCAGTGGAGTTGCACCCGATACCAATGTAGCGGTTCCTATTTTACTGTCCCCGGAGGACGAAGTTGCCTATACGTCAACGATGTTAGATTCCTTGCAAAGTCAGATTCTTACAGTTTTACAGGGAAATCGCGGATATTTGGATGAGATATTTGATGCTATTTGGGCACGAGAGCAGCGAAATGAGTTTGCTACTGCACAACGAGCACGGGAGTCGGTGCAAGAGCTATGGGGATCTCGTAATTGGGATTCCCCTGGAGGAGTGGAAAGTGAGCAACTTTTGCGAATCGATCAAGACCTAATGCAGCAACAAACAGGCCGTGCCCGAGATTTGGCAATTGAGCAAAATAAGGTAGAAGTTGAGCGGTTTATGCAGCATTTAACGCAAGGAATCGCGCTTGAAAGTAGGCTGATTCAGTATGAAGAGGGACGCGCGCAACGGAGCTTGCAAGCTAGAGAACTCTTTAATGCCGCTGCGGTTCAATTGTTTTCTGCAACAATAGAACGGATCAATTTGGATCTACAAGCATATCAAATTGAGGCGCAGGTATATGGAGAATTAATTAAAGCGGAGGTATTGAAGTTAGAGAAAACAGAAAAAGAATTACAAATTGCATCTCTGCAGAATGAAATTGATCAGAGTCGTGTTCAATTGTATGTAGCTCAATTGGAGGGAGTTCAGAAAATCCTGGATGTTTATGTTGCAGAATTGCAAGGCGTGGAAGCAAAAGTCAAGATTGGGCAGACGCAGGTGGCAGCTTTCGCAGAAAAGGTAAAAGCTGTTGGCTTGGAAATTCAGGCCAAGGAGTTGGAATTTAAGGGATTTAGTGCACAGGTGCAAGGGCAATTAGGGCAGGTACAGATTTTTGGCGCTGAAACGCAGGCATTTGCTTCCCGAGCGCAAGCTATTAATAGCACGAACAATAGCCGAACGACGTTGTATCAGGGAGAGATTGAGGGCCAACGATTGGTACTTAATCAGATTGAGCAAGATACGCGGTTATTTTCCGCTCTACTGGATGGGGAAGTGAAACGGTTCGATGGGACTGCTCGGGTTCATGGACAAGATATTCAGGCATTTGTTAGTCGTAATCAGGCCGAAGCAAATAGAGTTCAAGCCGATGCAGATCAATTTCGGGCGCTTGTGGAACGGGCGAGAGCAGAGGAGAGTTTGAAGTTGCAGCAGGGACAGATAAATGCCAATAATGTATTACGAATTGCAGAGCTAGAAGTGGGGGGCTTGGATAGTATAATGAATGTCCATGCGCAAATCGGTTCGGCAGCGATGTCAGCATTGAATGCTAGTGCTGGTATTCAAGGATCCGATATTGCTAACTGGAATTTTAACCACGATTGTTCTTGATTGGAGATATGATATGTCGGATTATGGTGGTAAAGACACAGGGAAGAAGCTGACGGAACAAGCTAGATCTGGTGAGGCTGGATGGCTACAATTTATAGAGGATTACCAGGCAGGGAAACCCCAGGCAGGGAAACAGCTCCGGGACTGGGGAGGACGCTGGCTGAACGAACAACAATTCCGCCGGTACGTGAAAGAACAGGCACTTACCGGAAAGACATCTGAGAAACCACTTAAATCAGCTAAGAGACCACCTACGAAAACTATAGTGGCTAGACAAGATGCTGAGCATCGCCTCCCTCCATTGGTAATTGGGGGGCCTAGAGCTGGTAGTTACGAACAGAAAACGCATGCAATATCGGGACCGGGCGCGGATAATTATACAGCAGAGCAGTGGGATAAGATGTCGGGGGCTCAACGAACTCAAGCTAATGTAGATGCGTATAAGACACAAACTGCGGACATTCGAGCTTCAAAGGCACGAATTGCGGACATTCGAGCTTCAAAGCGTAAGCCGGAGCAAACGCGACTTGTCGCTGCTACCATAAATCAAATGTCTCAGGGAGATCGAGAGCGGGCACTGCAGGGATACAGGATGGCTGTTGGGGGACTGCAAAATGATTTACGCCGAGGGCGACTTACAGAAAAAAAGGGAAAGATAATTGGTGAAATGCTGCAGGATCATTATAATAAAGCTTTGGGCGGAGATTTATCGGGACTGATGGAAGAGGAGGCGAGGCAAAAGGGGGGACTGATGCAAGAAAAGGCGAAACAAAGGGGGGAATTGATGACCCAGCGTGTACGAAATGAGGGAGGATTGGCAGTAGCGCAAGAGCAGCAGGCAAATGTTAAAAAACCGGAAAGAGCCAAAACTTATAAGCTGACAAATATTGGATCTCCTATTGAGCCTAAATGGGTTCAAGAGGATAGCGCTGGAGGAATTACTCCATATAGCCCTACAGAGAGTTCGGCTCCCCTAACTCCAGAACAACGAGAGACTGCAATGAGGCTGCTCCGAATAAGAATTGAGGGATTACCACCAGAGAAGAGAGAGGCGGGTATTGCAGAATTCAAGCGGCGTTTTCCTGGTGTAGATTATTAAAATGAGCACATTAATCCTGCCTTCAAATGAAGAACTTCTTGCGCAACACCAACAAGTGTTGCCGAGTAATGAAGAGTTACTGGCGGCACATGCCCCAGAGCCTGAAGAGCCGCCTGAGCAAGCTACAGGTGTTGTTTCTTCTTTCACTGGTGGAGTTGGCAGGGGTTGGGATCAGGTAGAAGCCTTGATGGGCGGGGCTGCTGGGTTAGTTGGGACTGGATTGGGATTGGAGGGGTTGGAGTCCTGGGGGCAAGAAACGTATCATGAAAATATGCAGGAAGCTCAGCGATATATTCCAAAGGAGGGAGCAGCTACCTTTGCTGAATCAGATTCGGTATCAGATTATGCAAATTGGGCAGCCAGCACGCTTGGTTCGTTGATACCAACTATGGCTGTTTCGATGGCTGGTGGTGGGGTTGGTGGTCTTGTTGGAAAGGCGCTGTTGAAAAATGCCGTTAAGAGTGCAATCGCAAAGAAGGTAACTGCCAAGGTGGCCCAAGGTGTAGGTGCTGGAGTTGCTGGAACTGCAATGGCCTCAGGGGGCATTTATGGAACTCAAGTTTTTGGTGAAGGGTTAGATGAGCGAAACGAACCGGATGTTGGAACGGCCTTGCTGTATGGTATTCCATCTGGAGCGTTTGATGCAATTGTACCTACGCGCTTATTGGGAAAATTGGGAGTTGGCCGTGGAACTGCGCAGACTGCAGGAGATGTTCTGGGAGATCGAAAGAAACGAGCGGCGTTGGCAAATGCATTAAGGGAAGCGGTGAAAACGGCGCCAATGGAAGGGCTGACAGAAGTGGGACAGGGCATTCTAGAACGGGCTGCCCAACAAGATTTCAAGGGGATACTGAATACACCAGAGGGATTGGATAAGGTCTTTGATTCTAAACAAGCTGTAGAAGAATTTATGGCTGGGTTGCTAGGAGGTGGAACCGCTGGTGGTATTGTTGGGGCCGTACAGGGAAAACGCCAGATTGCTGCGAGGGATGCAGAAGAACGGAAACTGATGGGGGAGTTAGAGACTCGGAGACAGGCGCAACAGGGAGAGCAAGCGCAAGAGGCGCAACTTCGAGAGCTAGAAGAAGAGAGACAGCAGGAAATTGATCGGACTCCTGAAGGAACTTTTGATCCTGGCTTTGAGGGATTGGCTCCAATGAGGACAGCTCAGGAAAGAGAGCGTCAAATTGAGCTAATGTCTCCTAAAGAAATTCCAACTAAAGGTCCGACTCTTACAGGAGTTCAGGTAGATGAGGAAGTTGGAGAGGATATTACCCTAACAGGCCCAGCGCCAAAGCCTCCAGTAACTGTAGAAGAGTTTGGGATTCCTGAAGAAACAACAATTCCGCCGGTACGACCGACTCCACAAGAGCTTGTTCAGGAGACTGAGCGAGGTGTGGCACTTGAACCAGCAAAGCGGGAGGAACAGGAGCAATTTAGGGCTGAATCTGATTGGCAGATAGCTAAGACTGAGAGAGACCGAAAACGAGAAGACTTGCGCCAACAAGTTGAACAAGGTCGAGTAGAACAAGTTGTTAAGGAATCGCAGCCACCTTCTAATACTCTAATGGCTACACCCGAAATGCGGAATTTGCGTGGACAGCTAACAGAGGAAAGAGTGAATCGGCAGATCGAAACAAGAGAGAGTGAGGCTGAATATGTTGGTGGAATTGAGGATGAGTTACAAGATCTTCATGGAGAGGATGTACAACGGAAGAGGCAGGTTGCAGCTGAAG